AATCCCCGAAAGGTCAGTGAGGGAACCATCGGAGTTTACACTCCAGAGTTTCTTGGCAAACTCAATGATCCCTGTCTCCAAAGAGACGATACTTTTCGCGATACCGATCTCGACTCCCAGAGCAGGAAGCAAGATACGGTAAAGCTCAGCAACTTTGCTGTCAGCAATAACAATATCATCCCCTAAAAGCGCATATAGTTCAAACCACTCTAGCTTATTATAAGCTTGGTAGTGAGCGAATTGCACTAAGAGATGGTGACCTAGTGAGAACACAGCCCAGTGCCCGTAGGCACCCATCGGTTGGCCGGCTCCGTACATTACGGTAGCCGGGGTATTCCGTGGAACCCGCTGTCGCTCAGATATCTTCTTCGGAACTCTAAACTCTCTCGAGTTGAGAAATCCCCTCCAAGATTCACTAAATTCTGGGGATATTACTATCCCCAGAACCACCTGCAAGATACTTGCTGGGAACCGATCAGTAGCGGCTGATAAATCATAGCAGAAGTAAGGACCTTTAGGTCCAACAAGAGCTGCTAACCGGGAAACCGGTGCGTGCTGATCAAATGTTCCGTCTTGAGGGATCTTTCGCAAGATTTCGAAGACCGCCTTATGTAAAGGGCGTAACAACATCTGGGATAGGTAGTCAACCATAGCCACAACTCTAACTTTACCCGCAGGTTCAGGTATAAAGGCAAGTTTCCCGAGCCCCCAACCTCGGCTGAAGCCAGGAAGGGGTGTTTCAGTTCCGACCCCATCTTTTCGTACACGAGTTCGTGTATAAAGATCATCCTGCGTTTTCGCAGTTAACGGGTCACCGTCTATTTCACCAATCGCCTCTATCGCATGCGATATGAGCGTGGTTATGAATTTGACCTGACCTAGACACATTTGTCTAGTGTAGGCCAGTAATCCGCTATTCTTCCAGACTAACCAGTCTGTTAGAATACAACCCATGGACGTTCTCGTCCCGGGTCCGGGAGGCTCTTCGCCTCCCTTCTGCGAATTAGGACCACTGGTGAACAATGGAACGGCTTCGGGAACAAGATCCTTGATTATTGGTTCAGACCAAACTTTTGCTTGGCGACCATATTTGGTCCAGTCCTCTCCCGACACACTGACGATATTTCGTCGTGATTGGAAGACGAACCGAGCTGTAGCGACCGCATAGGTTGCAAACTTACTGATGTTACCACCAGCTCGTTTCAACATACTGTCCACAAGAGTCCATTCCAGGATCTCTTGGTGTTTACCACAGAGCATTGCGTTTGTCCGGGAGTCCCCCGGAAAGATCACACGTACCATCACTGGTACGAATCTTGTCAACCAATTAACCCAAGCCACAACTAATAAATAGTTAACCTCAAAAGGTTCAGTGATAGAGTTAAGTTTTACCGTCCCCTGGATATCGATTACTCGATAGAGCCAGAAGAACGAACTCCATATCTTAATCGTCCATTTGTCTCTCGACATGATGGCGCGCCGGTGACGAACCGGTATCACTAGTGGTATGCCCTGGCGTGAGAGTTTGACGCGAACTCCTAGGGAGAGAAGGTCAGTAGCACGGTTTCGCGCTACCGCCTGACTGAGGTTTACGTGACATGCCTTAAGGTATATCACTACTCCTCTCCACCCCTGTCGGTTGTGAAGTCGCTCCACGAACCGCGCAAAGTAAAGTGCTGTTGTAATCCAGTTGTGAGTCGGTCCATTATCCCTTAGCCAAACTACTCTTCGTAGTAAGGAACCTAAGGTAAACCCAATCTTTCGAAAGGGTTGCCAATTT